GAAACAATGGAAATAACTCAACTGGATTTAGAAGACCAACCAATTTATAGATGTATATTAGAAGATGTGTGGCCTAAGACAATAGGTCCTTTGACCTTATCAGATGAAGGTGCAGGCAATCATAAAATTCAAATTGGATTTTCTTATAGAAAATGGCACAGTAAAGACCCCGAAGAGGTTGGATTCCTTCAGGGCGTTATAAATAGATTAGACTTAAGAGGTCACCTCAACAGAGGACTAACAGAATTATTTGGAGATAATGTTCCGATGATACCCACAGCAGTTGGTGGAACAGTATTAAACCTTCCTTGGGGTTTCGACCCCGGCAATATCACCTCAATGGGAGGGGATATGATATCAAATCATTTGAATGATTTATTGGGATAATTATAAACCTTAAATAATGGAGAATATTATGACATTACCAACACTAACATTACCGAAATATAAACTTAAAGTATCATCAACAGGTGATATTATTTCGTATAGACCTTTTATTGTAAAAGAAGAAAAAATATTACTAATTGCACTAGAAGGTGGTAAATACTCACAGATTACAGATGCAATCAAACACATTGTATCTGAATGTACATTTAATAAAATAGACGCAGAAAATCTACCTGTCTTTGATTTAATTCATATTTTTATTAATATTCGTGCTAAATCTGTTGGCGAAACTGTAGAACCTTCGATGACTTGTAAAAAATGTAAACACGGAAATAAAATTGAAATCGATTTAACTAAGATAAAAGTAAAAAACAATAAAAAACACAATAGTAAAATTTCTTTAGGAGGTGACCTTGGAGTGGTTATGAAATATCCAACGGTAAAGTCCGACAAGGACAACCCATCAGAAATTTCACCGACTGAGATAGTGGCGACTTGTATAGATTTAGTGTATAAGGGTGAAGATGTGTATAAAGCAAGTGAATATAAATCAAAAGAATTGGTAGATTTTATTGAGGGTCTTACACATGACCAATTTGAAAAAATATTAGAATTCTTTGATACCATGCCAAAACTTACTCATACTGTTAAATTTAAATGTGCATCTTGTGGCCACGAAAACTCTACTATATTGGAGGGCCTCAACGATTTTTTTCTCTAACTCTCGCCCATGAAACTTTGGCGTTGTATTTTAAATTAAATTTTCAGTTAATGCAACACCATAAATATTCTCTTAGTGAATTAGAAAATATGATTCCGTGGGAGAGAGAAATTTATACAGCAATGTTATCCGAACATGTTCAAGAAGAAAATAAAAAAATAGAACAGGCTAGAAAACAATAATGGCAGACGAAAGAATCGAAACATTACAAGAAAGAGTATTGGAGGCCAAGAAACAGGTCCGACAATATATGTCTGTAAAAGAATTGAGTAAGGAATCAATTAAAGATATTATTTCAGAAGTCAGTGAGACCCAAGATGACCTTGATACTTTATTGGGTAGAACAGACTCTGATATATCTGCTACTACTAAACACCTTAAAAGCGAACTGAAAAAACTTCTTACCGATGCTGAAAGTTCTGATAAGGCGGCGATTAAAGCATTAGAAGAAAAAGCACGCGCGATTGCAGATATGGCCGGTGATGTTGATGATGAAGAAAGTGTATATCTTGCAGAATCTGCCAGTGCAACATTAAATGCATTAGCAGGCATTAAAAAAGCATATAAAGATGATAAACCAGATGACATGTTAGGTTCAGGTTTATTCACCACAGTATTTGGTTCAAAACTTGGTGGATGGATGGCCAGCACTGGTGATACAGGGAAGAAAGGTAAAAAGAGAATTGCCGCCGAATTACAACAAGAAACTCTTGAAGCCGAAATTGCGGCATTGCAAGGCGGTGGTGATGATGCAGAAGATGCTGACGGCCTAACAAAATCAGAACAAGCAGAAAATAGAAGAGAAGAATCAATAAAATATAGAGATGAAACTCTCAGGTCAAAATTAATTATTACTATGCTTAAAGAAATTCAAAAGAATACAAGAATGCTTTTGGGTGGAACTGGATTTGCTGTTATCCCTGCCGGCGGTGGTGGTGGTGATGGTGATGGCCCCGATGGCGGAGACCCTTCCATGCTTGAAACGGTTGGCGGAGGCCTCCTTGATGTAGGAATATTTGCCGGTGGCACGATGGCACTTTCAGGTATTGCAAACTGGGCCAAAGGTCTCCTCGGCATAGGTGCCGCGGCTCAAACCGCTGCTACTATGGGTGAGGTTAGTGGTGGTGGATTGGCCGCTTTATGGGGAACGGAAGCGGCGGCCCCGGCGAGTTGGCTTACTAGAACATTTACAGGGTTGTTGAGTAAGGTTGCAATTCCAGTTACTGTTGCGGCTGAGATTTTCCAACAACAAATAAGACAGTTGTCACAGGAGAATGTACGCGTGGGGTCACAATCCACTTGGACCTCTACTAAAGATGTTACAGGCGCCTTGATTGATGATTATACGCAAATGCAAATTCTGCCTCCGCGGGATGTATATAAATCATTAGGTATGGACCAGTCTGATATTACTAAAAGAAAATTATTGATTAATGAACAACATATGCTAATGAGAATGCAAGCCGCAACAGAGGAATATACCACAGGGGGCTTCTGGACCGGAGACAAACGCGGAAATGAACATTTACTGGCGCTAGAAGGTGATATTTATGCCCGACAAGACCTTATATTTAAATTACAGCCACAAACTTTAGAAGAAGCATTAGGATATTTTGCAGTTTCACCAGAGACTTATGACAAAATGCAAAAAATGGGTTCGAAATTAAAAGGCGCAACAAATATTCTTGAAACTAGAGATAATTACCGCATAAATAGTGCCGTAGGATTGACAGAGATGATGAACCCAGCCTTTCGACATCCCAAATTTGGCGCGGCAGCGTTTCTCCAATGGAAAGAAAAAGAAGTATCCACCCTTGGAGGCACTTCTTTTTGGGACACTAATGTAAGACTTGGTGAAGGCCTTACTCGGATGGGATTTGGAGGAGATTGGGATATATCCCAACAGAGAGTTACTGACTTTACCCCTAATATGCTTGTACCAGAAACACTTACGGAACGAATGCAACAAGGAAGGGAAAACCAACGGAGGTGGGACGAACTCGAACGATTGCGAAAAGAAGACAGGCGTATTAACCCACCAAGAAACCGACATAATGATTGGTCGGGCCGACCACAAGCAAACATCGGCATCAACAACACCACACATGTAGCAAGTGCTTCAACATCGAGAGACTTTGATTTAATGCGTGATGGCAGAGCAATGGATGATGATTGGAATTATGATTTGCGAGTTGGGTAAATAAAAAACCCCCACCGAAGCAGGGGCTTTTCACAGCAAACTAGAATACCCGACTATCCTTCGTTTGCTAATTTCTCAAAGTACGATAATGCATCATCACCTTCATCATTATCAACAGCATCTGCACTTTCCTTTGAGTCTGTTGTAGTAGTGTCAAAAGGATTTGGTGTATCAAAATCCTTTTCGTCAGTACTCTCTGCGGTTTCGGTGTGTTGTCCACCAAGAACACTAGTCATCCGAGTCTTTAATTCATCATATGATTTAAAGTTAGATTCATCAGTAAATTCCTTAAGGGAGTATTGAGTTTGCCAAAGAACTTCTAGATTAGCATCATTACCATCCAAGAGTGCTGAAGTTTCCTCAAATTCACTTTTGTCATAATTGACAAATCCTGCAACCTTACGAACTTTAAGACGGAAGTTTGCACCATTCCAAAAATCAAACGGATTGATTGCAGTTTCATCTTCAAATTCTGGTTGCATCTTTTCCATAATCTTATCGAAAATCTTCTTACCAAATTTGTAAAGGAATACCTTTCCTTCATTTTCAGGATTCTTTGGGTCACTAACCACAACGATGTTTGAGTAATAACTCAATCGCCTCTTTCGGCTTCGTGCAATATCCTTGTCGGATTCTGTACCACTATTCCATAATGCACTGTTTGCTTCACAGACAGGACACTTTTTGCCTAGAGTTGTTGGACAATTATCAATTAACCAACCGCCTGGTCCTTTAAATCCATGATTAAAAACACGAACCCAAGGAAGGTCTTCGTTTTTTGGTGCAGGAAGGAATCGAATGATTGCATAACCGTTTGATGCCTTATCCAATTCTGGCTTCCAAATCCGGTCGTCTTTATAAGACTCGCTTTTCTTTGATAACTTATCAAGTTCGCCTGTAAGTTTTTCAAAACTGCCGCTAGAGTTTTTCTTTAAATCGCTAAATGACATGTATATGTCTCCTTAAAATTGTGTACGGTATGTACGATGTATTCAATGTGTATTGTACCACAGGAACTACCTGTGTCAAGTATTATATAGGTAATTTTGAAATTTTTGGTAAGAGGTTGCCACTTTCGCCCTCTTTTTGAATCTTTTCAATAATAGGTCGTGAAAGTAATTTGGCACCAAAGGCAATATCTATGCCACAATCCTCACAGACACGAATAACGGCTTCAATATATGAGCCATCTTCTTTTGCTATTTTTTCTACCTCTTGACAAAAATCTAATTCGGCAATATTAATCATATAATCTCCTATTCATTATTATATATTTTACACCATTTCTATTTCAATGTCAATCTATTATACATATATTCAGTAAAATAATTATCCGTAGGAGAATAAAATGGCCGAGAAATTTGGAACAACCAAAATGAGTGCGCCTCAGGGCGCAACAGGCAGCACACTATTAACAGAAACACACACTAAAGCCTCAACAGGTATTAGTTCTAGTGCTGGTGCAACTGGTTATGAGGTTCAGGTATTTAAAGTTGCATGGGGTGCGAGTGGTGAATTTCATTGGGCAGATGACTCTGTTAATGGGAATCTAGCAGGACCTGTACCAGTTCAAATGTTAGATAGCACAGGAACACCGTTCAACGGTAGTGCAATCGATGGTTCAAGCAATAAAATGCTTGATATTAATATTCGTGCCCAAACAGGTACTGGTTCAGCACTTATAATTCGAAACCCCGATGCAGGCAAAGGTTCTACAAACGGTGGATACATTGCAATTGCAGGAACAACCAATGGCGGACATGTGCCAGTTGCAGGTTCTATAGCGGGTGGTGCAATTCCACACATTGGTGCAACAACAGATATATTAGGTTCATTTACTTCTGGTGATGATACAGCCGCACATGCATCAGGTGCAACTGGTAATTTCTCTGGAACAGTATCTGCAAAACTTCGAACAATTGCAAGTGATATTCACGCACTAATAGCAGGCGGAACTGGAGCGGACGGAACAAGCAGAACAAATGGATTAAATGTAGACATTAGAACAGTTACCTCCGGCATCACTTTAGCCACACAAGAAACACAACTCGGTGGTTTTACATTCACCAATTCAATTCAAGCAATTGCCGGCGGCGTAACAATTGGTATCGGAAGTGTTTCAGTAGACAATCCAGTTGTTATCGCACAAAGAGGTGTAGGGGCTACTTTTGCACAATTAAATAGTGTATCTACAACACTAGTATCTGGTGTTAGAGTTAAAAATGTAAACGGTTCAGGAACACTCACAGTAACATACGATGCATTAATGGGAAGTACCACTGGAATGACTGGTGGATTCCAGTTGACAGACAGAGAAGAAATATTTGTTGAAGTTGATGATATAAGTAAAGTATATATCAAGTCCGCCGCTACTGCTGGTTGTACACTTTCCTACTATGCGACATGAGTTATAAACTAGAAAAAGTAGCAAGAAGTAAAACAGTCAATAAATCTGGTGGAGTTATGGGACGCGCGCAGAAATTTGCATCTCAGCGTGGCGCCAAAGTTAAAAGAAGAGTACGACTTAAAGGTGGTTCGGATGCAAATGCATGGGACCCCAAAGATGTTACTGGATTACAATTGTGGTTAAGAGCAGACAATGCAATTGATACTTTTGTAGCAGATGGTGATGTAACTGCATGGTCAGATGAATCTGGTAATGACAACGATTGTACAATACCAGATGCGACTTACAGACCCCACTATAAAGAAAATGCAATTGGAACAAAACCCGCTATACTGTTTACAGGTTCAGCAGATGAATACTTAACAACCACAGGTATTAATACACTATTCATAGACGATGGTTCAGATAGTGATTACACTGTTATTTTAATGGTAAAACCCACAGGCGTTGCAACAGATAACCAAGCAATTTTTAGTCAATATAGTTCAACAAATTGGGCATCAACCGCAAGTAACACTGCCAACATCCTCGCTATGGGGATTGATGCTGATTCTAAATCTACAATTCTTGGTAAATCAACTACTGGCGATATCGCAATCGGAGATACTCTATCAGATAACACAGCATATATTATTATTGCAAGATATGAATACGCATCAACTACAATGCGAAACTATTTGAATGGTACAAAGAAATCAATAGTAACTGATTGGGTACGAGCAGATGGTGGTCTTTACGCAAAACATCCCACAATTGGTTCAATGTATACATCAAGTAGAAGTGTTGTTACGACATCCAACGAGTATACAGGTAACATCGCAGAAATTATAGTTTATAATTCTGCATTGAGAGAAGAATCCCTCCTAGATGCACAAAATTACCTTATAAACAAATATAGTTTAGGTAATATGCCTAAACCAAGGTTGGATTAATTTCTTTTTGATAACTTTGGTAACTGCGAATTGCTTTTAGCAACGGTTTAACATAATCAATTGGATTTGCTTCAAACACTTGAGAATCGCCTTCTTCGGTTGCAATCATAATAACAATATTATCAATTTGCGTTCCTGTCATCTCTTGCCACATAATGGCATATGCAGTTGCTTGCATAAAATAGTTTTCAATATCTGATTCTCGCTTTATTCTGGTAGAACCTTTAAAGTCGATAATTGAAAGTTTACCATTATATTCTGCAACACAGTCAACCCGACCTGCCAATTCTAAAGTAGAAGACCACAGAGGAATTTCCTGTGCAAATATGTTGTTGATGTTGTTTAGTTCTGGTTGTAGTTGAAGAAACAAATCCAAGATAGGCAAATCAACTCTACCTTTATCTTCTTTAACATCAAATTCATTATTGATATAATCCTCAATAAGACTGTGAAGTTTATTTCCTCTGTTGAGTACTCTTCTTGACTCTACTGGATTCTCCGCTCTCCATTCAGCAAAGAACTTTTTCTTTTCCCATCCAGTAACAGTAGTAACTGAAGGATATTGTCCTTCAGGAGTTTCGTAATATCTACTGCCGTTTTGGTTGGTAGTCGAGAGGTCTTCAAATGCCTCTTTCAATTCTACATGGTTAAACTTTTTCATAAGTCACTTCCTTTCATTATATAATATAAGTTGTATTTGTCAATATCTTTTTTGCATCAGTGTTAATTTTTCCTTGGCCTTTTTTATTAACTTATTTTCGGCATCGCCGGAATTTCCCAAAATATGGTCAATTCCTTTAATATTTCCTTCTGGATAAGCACCGTCTTGTCCGAGTACAGGAGACATATGGTTTCCAACAGAATTTGCTTGTTCGTTGTAATACCATTCCTGCATACCTGTCAATAAATCTTGTGGTTGTCCCGCCTTTTTCGGGTCACCTATAGCACCGCGGGATGATTGGAATGAACTTAAATCTTGACCTTTAATAAATTTGTCTCTTTCCTTATCCATTATATCTCTTAGATAAGTTTTAATTGAACCTGAATACTTATCAAGAAATTCTTGAGATGCTTTTGTTGTATTTGGAGGTAACTGTATTGGCATTTCTTTAGGTGCCGCGGGGTCATCAGCAAATTGTGAAGGTACAGGTTGTCCTTGTTGCGGTCCTGCATCTGAAGTTCTTAGTTGTCCTGGCACTTGTCCTTGTGGTGGAGGTACGCCGGGCATTTTAGGTCCAGGAGGACCGCCAGGCGCGCCGGGCATTATCTGTGCTTTGTCAGCCCGCGGGTCTAGATTTATTGCATCTTCTTCTGGTCGGAGATGCATTCTTTCCCTTGGTTTAATTCCCATCCTATCTGCAAAGTCATCAGAAGGCTCCATACTTCTTGGACCTTCAGTTTCTTTTGGAGGCATTGAAGGCCTCCCAGCACCTGCTTGTCCAAACGGAGCCGCGGGCCCTTGTTGACCTAGTGGTTTCACACCACCTTGCGCGACAATATCCTCTTCGGATTTTTTAAATAGTTCCATATCCGCCTGACCCATTGTAGGTCTTTTGCCCATACCCATTGGAGGTTGTCCACCCATTTGAGGTTTCTGTGGCGGTTGTCCACCCATTTGAGGTTTCTGTGGCGGTTGTCCACCCATTTGAGGTTTCTGTGGCGGTTGCATACCCATTTGAGG